GTTGCTGCTGATTCTCGTGCTTACATTGATGCCCGTGGTCTTTTCCAAGATGCCGGTGCTATGGACTACATTGCTGGCCCTGGTTTCACTGGCTACTGGCACGGTCCCTCCAATCCTTACAATGAGGTAAATATGGGAGGTAACCAAATTCCCTTGAACACTACTGGTCTCCCTGCTTCTATCATTGCTTCTCTCCAGGAGTCTGGTAGTCACAAGGATAACTCTGGTGTCTCTGATGCCGGTACCTTCGTCCTCTCTGAGACCTCTTTGGACATGCACTGCTGGGGACAAAACCCCGTCGTTACCGCTAAGCTCCAACTTAACGGCCAAGACCGCTTCTCTGAGCGTGAAGGTTCTTACTTCTCTTGGGTTCAACCTTACCAATCCCACACCAGAAACCCTGATGAGGGTATCAACGTGTACTCTTTTGCTCTCCGCCCTGAGGAACACCAACCCTCGGGAACTTGCAACTTCTCCAGAATTGATAACGCTACCCTCCAGCTTGTCCTCTCCAACGCTACCGTTGAGGGAACCAAGACTGCCAAGGTTCGTGTCTATGCTACCAATTACAACGTGTTGAGAATTATGAGTGGTATGGGAGGCCTCGCATATAGTAACTAAAGAAATATATTAATTTATATATTATTCATAAAATTAATTTAAAGAGATTTCATATTATATAATTATAATATGAACCAACAAGAAACCTGTATAAATCTTAATCAACGTTTAAGAAATAAACCATCATTTTGTGTTAATTGTGATTACTACTTTCTTAGTTATGGAAAGTATGAGTTTATTCTTGATACTGAAGACTATATTAAAATTAGAGATGATTTAAATAAAACATTTAAACTTGATGTTAATCATTTATATCCATATTATAAAGAAAATAATAAGGAAATAAATATCTTACAGCATTTGTATCATTTCAATTATACTGATAACATATATTCTTTTAAAAATAATAATAAATATGATTTACGAAGGGGAAATATTGTTTGTTATCCCAAAATATATGATGATCTTTTAAATAAATATAATATAACTGACTATATTCAGGGTCATTATTCAACATTAGGTCAACAAGCTTATAAAATTAAAAATTGTTTGTGGAAAATTAAAGAAAATGAAAAAGAGTTTTTATTAATGTATTGCGAACAAAATACATTATGTAAATTATGTCCTGAAAGTTATAAAAAAATATTAGAATTTGAAATTAAAAATAATGGCAATAAAAAGTTGACTTGGTATAAGGCTTCAAATGGATATATTCAAACACATACTACATATACATTAGAAGACCAAAAATGTTATTATATTCATCAAATAATAACGGGTTGCTATGGTAATGGTAAAGGAACAAAAAATGTTAGCGTTGATCACATTGATAGAAATCCTTTAAATAATACGTTTGACAATTTACGAATTGCCTCACAAAATGAACAACAAACTAATTCTAAAGGCATATTATCAGGAACGCAAAGGGAACGAAGTAGTAAAAAAGATTTACCTGATGGTATAACGTATGAAATGTTTAAAAAGTATGTGTATTATAATCGTGAATTTTATAATAAAGAAAAAACAAAAGAAAGGGAGTTTTTCCGTGTTGAACATCCCAAATTAGATAAACCGTGGGCTACAACAAAGTCTGAAAAAGTGTCAATTTTAGAAAAACTTGCTCAAGCAAATAAGGTAGTTGATGATTTAGAAAAAGATATTTATCCTGAAAAAGGTGAAACCACTTTACCAAAATATGTATCTTTAGTTGTAACAAGAGAGAAACCACATCTTGTATATGAAAAAAGAATAGTAGATGGAAAAAGATTAAATGTAAAAATGGTTTTACCAGAAGAATATGATTTACACGACCAATTAGCTATATTAAATGATAAAATAAAGGAAAAATATGAAGACGAAAGTATATTATAAACTTAAGTCATTTCCCTTTAAAAATAGTTTAAATACTAAATACATAATTATATTAAATGTTAAAACCCATAGTAGTTCTTGTATTTGGCGGAAATGGTTGGATTGGCTCCAAGGTGGTCAAATTGCTACAAAAATCGAATACTACAGTTATAAAATCATCTTGTCGAGCAGATGATATCAACGCAATACAAAAAGAAATAGCTGATATTGGAAATGTAACACACATAATGAGTTTTATTGGGCGAACCCACGGAATATATAATAATGAAGTAATTGGAACTATTGACTACTTGGAAAAGCCCGGTAAATTAGTAGACAATATGAGAGATAATTTGTTTAGTCCAATTAGTCTTGCTGAAATAAGCAAAAAAAACAGTATTCATTTTACTTATTTAGGTACAGGGTGTATTTTTGAATATGACGATGAACATTTATTTGGCGACCAAGAAACCGGCTTTTTAGAATCTGATTTACCCAATTTTGTCGGTTCATCTTATTCTATTGTAAAAGGATATACTGACCGATTAATGCAACTATTGTATTCAGATAGCACGCTGAATGCCAGAATTCGTATGCCTATTACAGACGAGCAAGATAGTCCGCGCAATTTTATTACCAAGATTACAAGTTACAAGAAAGTATGTTCTATACCAAATTCAATGACCGTATTAGATGAATTATTACCGGCATTAATTGAATTAGCATTAAAAGGAGAAGTTGGAACAATTAATTTAACAAATCCTGGGCTAATTTCGCATAATGAAATATTAACAATGTACAAAGAAATCGTAGACCCTAATTTTACCTGGGAAAACTTTTCAGTGGAGGAGCAAAATCAAATATTAGCATCAAAGCGTTCAAATAATTGTTTGAATACAGATAAACTATCACAACTTCATTCGGTATTACCAATTAAAGAATCAGTAAGAAATACTTTAATTAGAATGAGAGAGAAAAAATAATATTATATAAATTACAATTAATGTATTTACAAAGAATAAATATATAAATAAATATTTTAATAATAATAAAATATGAAAAACTTATTGATAACCGGTGGTTGTGGATTCATAGGCTCAAATTTTATTAACTATTTTTTTAACTTGGATAAAGATATAAACATTATAAATTACGATGCTATGTACTATTGTGCCAGTGAAATGAATGTAAATCAAGAAATTCGTGAATCGACAAGATATAAATTAGTAAAAGGCAATTTGTGTTCATTTGATTTAGTTAGGTATGTATTAGAAAATAACAAAATAGATACTGTTATTCATTTTGCAGCACAATCGCATGTCCAGAATTCTTTTGAGGATTCGCTTCAATATACAAATGATAATGTAGTAGGCACACATACTTTATTAGAATGCTGTAGACGTTATGGAAATATTGAGCGTTTTATTCATATTTCCACAGACGAAGTTTATGGCGAATCAATGTTAGAAGAAAACGAAGAAAAAAAGAACGAGGAGTCGATTTTATGCCCGACTAATCCATATGCCGCGTCAAAAGCTGCCGCAGAATTAATTGCAAAATCATATTACCATTCTTTTAAAATGCCTATTATAATTACGCGCGGTAATAACGTTTATGGTCCCAATCAATATCCCGAAAAATTAATACCATTATTTATAGAATTATTAATAAATAATAAACCGGTAACAATACAGGGTGACGGTTCAAATGTACGTGCTTTTTTACACGTTAACGATGTTTGTTCAGCTTTGAATTTGGTTTTGAAAAATGGCAAAATTGGTGAAATATATAATATTGGAAGTGACGAGAATGACGAATATACGATTCTTGATATATCTAAATTATTGATTAAAAATATTACGAATACGGAAGAATACGATAAATTTATCACATATATTCAAGATAGACCGTTTAATGACAAGCGATATTACATTAGTAATAAAAAAGTGAAGGATTTGGGTTGGAAAATTGAAACAGAATTTAACGAAGGAATAATTAATTTAATAAACCATATAAACTTAAATAATAAAATTAAATCATAAAATAAAATTGAATTTAAAAACTAACAAAGATAAAAAGTATAACAATAAAATAAAATGACTGAATTTGATACCGAATCCATAGAAATATATTTTAAGCAAGTGTATACTTGTAAAACAAAGGTGTACCCTGTAAACATTGATTACACAGTGGCACAGTTTTACGAGTTTATAACCGCAAAAGCTTTTAGTGATGATTTTGCCATTAACCGTAATAGCTATAAAATAGAAATAGTAGAAGCAGGACAATTTGACAATGTGAACGGACGTGACGCCGAATTGGCGCCAGCTCTTAACCCAAATGAAGAAGTAACATTGCGAGATAAATATGGCGACAATATTAAACACAAGGCATTTTATATTAGACCGAAACTATTTATAACTATACCAGATAGCCCGACATATAATGAAATGATTGTAATGGCACCCAGAACATAATTTATATTTAATTTAATATTTAATTAAAAATAAACCTTAATGTCTTCTTTTTCTTTTTTTCCTACTTGTTTTCATAGTAGCTCTTTTTCTTTTCTTACCAGTTTTACCTTTTTTGTTTTTCTTTAGACCATAAGCAGTCATATTTTCTTCTCTCTGTATTTCATATATTTTTTGATTAATAGCATCTAACATTGAGTCTTGAGTGAGGTTTTGCAATTCGTTCACAAAATTCTGTAGGTCTTGTTCGGCGTATTCTGTGTCTCCGTGATTTACTCTTAAATACAGTCGCCACAATCTACCTATAGCATTTTTATTATTATCATTGTGGATAAATGTATCTATAACATTACGTGTGGTCGCTGGTATCGAATCATAATTAGAACTCATTTATATAATACGTGAAAAAAAATTATAATTCGAATATTTTTATTTATTTTATAAGGAACTAATTTAAGCGTCGTTTGTCTCCTCTTCTTCATCAACAATCCTGACATACTTGTTATTTTCATACTTAACATTATTACAATTAAACAATTTGTTCATATTAATTATTTCTGGCTTTTCGGTGTCCGACGTAAACAATTTCGCAATTTGCGCGTCATCTCTAAAACGCACTGTGTAGGTCTGTTGAATATTATTTCGCCCAATTCGACCCATACCTTGAATAATTTTTTCCTGCGTTAAATCCAAATCTTTACTTAAATAACCGTGACAAAACTGATAATTTGTTCCGTAAATGTAATCACTCGAAGCAATAATCATATATAATTTTTGTTCGTCTGCCATCTTCTTCATAATCTCCGTGTACCGAATATTTTCGTGAGTAATAAACACTCCGATTCCCATCAACAACAATATTTTCCAACTATCGTCAATGCCATTAAGTGTCATAATATCATTAACAGTATTATCATCTATATCACTTGTAAATGATCTTGCTGTATCTAAACTTTGTGTAGTCCACTTTTCAATATGTTCCTTTTTATTAGGAACAAATATTTCATTTAGTGTGGCAGTTTTAATCCTGGCTTTTAACTCGGTTATTTCTTGAGTAATTTTTTTCATCAAATTTTTACCGGAAAATTCTTCGTCATATTCTCTATTGAACTTGCGAATATCCTTTGTCGATTTATTTCTTCCAGCTGCGCTACCTGAACCAGTCAGATTTTTAACAGTGGACTCAATTTTCTCCTTTTCAATATCATATACACTTTCCAGCTCAGCCAGCTTTTGATTAATTATATTGTTATATTCAATCTTTTTCATAATATCATCCATAATAACTGAAGGAATATTTGCTTGCTGTATACAAAACTTAGCAATTTTTTCAATATCATTTGACATAAATATTGTTGGTCCGTCGGTTAAGGTATAAGAGTCTTTGGTAGTAATATATGCGCCGGATGTACCAACAGGCAATTTAGGTTCTGGTTTTACTGGTTTTTGTTCGCTCGCTACACGTGACAATGCTGAACCGCCCAAACTCTTCGAATTAAATACACTTGTTGGTGGGCCAACGCTTCTTGACTTCGTAATTTTATTACCATTTGCGTCAACCGTCTCATTCGACATAATTCTCGGTTTTCTGATTCTTGTAAAATAGTTATAGACGATGGGCCAGTGCTCACTACTAATACTTTTCAATAATTTTATGTAATAAATCTTAACATTTGTCATATTAATATCATCGAGCGACTCAAAATGTCTACTAAGCTCCATCCTCCTACCAGCCATATTATTTTTTAATACATAACTAATAAACTCAACCACTTCTTTTAAATCAAAATATCGTAGTAGTGTCAAATAATTTTCGCAATGTTCGACAATTTTTAAAATAGAACTGTGATCAGCACTTAAATAGTGAGGTAGCACGACATACCCGTCTTTATTAATAATAGGAATCGATTTTTTACAGTCATGACTAACAATATTGTATACATTGGCATCATTCCTTTTATTAAATTTATTTAGGAAATCAGGAATGGTCTCAGTTAAATCGCTCATTTTAGGCAATGTAGCAGACGACAAAACGATATTTTGTATTAAATTCTCGGCCCAGTTTTGTTTAATTGTCTCGTGAAATTCGTGATTGGAATAGTCCATTGTTATCGTTGGTTCATCCCAATAAGTTACCATTTCGTGATGTCCTGGATTAAAAGCAAGCATATAATACATGGCCGGCAAATATGACTTGATGTCGCAAATCATAATTTCTACATTGTCACCAACACTATTATCTACTTTTCCAATACCACCGCTGCGTTTGTTTATGGTGTATTCTTTCGCGGCGAAATAGTGTAAACGAATATCAGCAGAACTTGCACAACCAAACGCAAACGCTACCTTTTTATTTATCGAAATAGCCGATCGCGCCAATTGCAATCCAACGTGTCGTGCCGCGCACACAAATATTACCTTTTTATGTTCCGATAAAGCGAGCGGTGTTAGTGTTTTACCTGTACCAGTGGGAGCCATATATAATATCAACTTTGGACCTGTATTTTTGAATACGGTGAAAATCTCTTTTTGATGCTCGTATAACATTAAATCGCCATACTTTAATAGGTTCGTATTTTTCTCAATTAAATCAACACCGTTTTCAATTAGGTCTGAAATTTCGATTTCATATGATAAAATATCTAATACGCTTCTGGTTAAGGTATCAATAAACTTGTTCAATCTATGGATATTATTTCTGATTAATTTGTATAATGTATAATAGTTAAATGTGTAATTTTTTTTATTTTGTTCTTTTCTTGCTTCTAACATTTTGCTCATATATGTTAGCAACGTATTTTCATAAACATCAGAATTCTTTATAGCTTCTTCATCATTTCGCTCCATTCTGATTTTATCGGCAGAATTTAATCTGACAATTCCATCGACATTAATTTTTTTATATGTTGGATGTATTTTTACAATCTCATCCTCAATCGCCTTTACTCTTTCGCGAAAATATTTATTATAAACGAACTCTTCGATTTTATCATTGTGATCGATTTTCAAATATGCAAATAGCGACTTATTATTATTGACGCGTATATTTACATCGTGAAAACCGGCTACAATTAAATTCAATATATCAATCTCTGATTTGGAAACGGGCACCTCAATAGAGTCCCATTCCGATTTGTTTAGCTTTCTTTGTTTAAGATCCATTTTTGGGGGTTGCTGTGTATTATTTATACTGTATTCTTTATATTTAATTTTTATTTCAATTTTTTTTAAAATTGAAATAAAATAATATAAATAAATTAATTGTATATATCATAACTAAAATGATTGCAAGTGTAACTTATACTTTTATTTCGATTGAAGGGAATATTGGCTCTGGTAAGTCCACATTGTTGGCGAATTTGCGCGAGCATTACAAAAACAATGATAATGTTATATTTTTGAAGGAACCGGTTGATGAATGGGCAAAAATAAAGGATATAAATGGAACCACAATTTTAGAGAAATTTTACGCAGACCAGGAAAAGTATTCGTTTTCATTTCAGATGATGGCGTATGTATCCAGAATAAAGGTACTTCGCGACACATTGAAGGATAAAAATGAAAAGGATAAAAAAGATAATACTGGTCAAGAGAAAAAACATTATATAATAATTACCGAGCGCAGTTTGTATACAGATAAAATGGTATTTGCTAAAATGTTGTATGACAGTGGCAAAATTGAAGATGTAAATTATCAAATATATTTGAATTGGTTTGATACGTTTTCAGGTGAGTTCCCGGTTCATAAAGTGATTTATGTTAAGGCGGCACCTGAAAAATGCTATGCACGAATCGCGAAGCGTTCCAGAGAAGGCGAAGAAAATATTCCTCTTGAGTATTTAACAGCTTGTAGTTTATATCACGACAATATGTTAGATAAGACAAATAATAGCTGCGTTTGCGATGAGCAGTTAATTTTAGACGGAAATATTGATATTTATGAAAATAAGACGCAAGTTGACGAATGGATTCAGGAAATTGAACAATATATTTTATAAAATATTTGTATAATATAATAATGGCATCATTCGCATCATCAGGAACCACCATTGATACAGTAATTGATGTAAGAGACAATTTAATTTTTACTATATCAAGTATGAATCCTCCGCAACCAGGACACGTCGGAGTATTAATTTATGAAATGATGAAATTAGCAGTTCGTACTCATGAACAAAATGTATATGTGTTTTTTGGAAGTGATAAATATGATAGTATTGATTATCCATTATCATGTGAAGATAGAACAATAGTTTTAAATTTTATGATTGATTATTTAAAACGTAATGATCCTACTGTCGCTGGAGTAAATGTAATATTTATGTATCAAGAAGATAAGCATAATGGATTATTATATTTTAGAGATAAAATAAACCAATATTTTTTAATAGCACCAGGAAGGACAAAAAAAATTAATGGGTTTTTTGTTGCTGGTGGTGATGATAGATTAGCTATGATAAATAGTGTTAGGTCAATTGTTGGAAGTAACATAGGCAATTTTAAGAATAG